AAAAATTCACTAACTGTGGTAAAGTTAAACCACTTCTGTATTTTTTGTGATGGTGCTATCACATGGTCGTCTCCGTAAAACGTCGCTTCAACCTCATTGGTGAAAGATAACTCTGTTACATCAATCCCGTACTTCTCGGCTATTTCAAAATATGCAATTATGAAATAGAACAAATTCTGCGCAGAATTAATATCAGCCGTAACTATCACCCCTGAAGGCAGCCCTTGACTCTTTAACATAAGAGTATTGCCTGCCAACATATAAGTATGAATCAGTTCATCGAAAAGAACAATACGCACCATCGCATTCTCTTCACCATCATCGTACCATTTATTTATCTGCCGTACGATTCTTGAGCAGACTTCACCATCAAACTTGCCATCCCAGGCAACATAATCTCCGGCAAACACTTGGCCTCCAAATCTATGCAATCGGTTGTACAATTGCGTCCATCTGGAACCACTTGGGTCAATTCCAACTGCGGAAGGAAGTGAAACACAATTCTGATTCATCGCTGCTACAAAACTGCCAAAATAAATCCTACAAAGAAGATTATAATCCAGCGGCATGCATTCAAACGATCGCGTTAGTCCTGCGCTAATTTTCTTCATTTTCCTCCGCTCATCTTTCAAATTGCTATAATTATACCCAAACATTCTCTCTCCGATCTTTGCTTTAATCCATCGCTCCTCCAAATTGTTGAGCAACTCATTTCCAGCTCTATTCGTCGATACTGCATACTCCAATGGTTCCTCGCAAACCATGTCGAACAGGAATCTTTTTCCTTTAGATCCCACGGGTCGTCTCAATTTATATGGCCTACCCGGACTAGTCAGCATATTAATACGTGCATACCCTGCCAAAGGCACACCGTTAATAGCTTCATTTACCGAGAGTAACCGTTTACTAATTCCCTGAGGCGACACGCGTGATATAATATTGAAAAACACCTGTTCGGCACGATCTATAAAGGTCAGTGAGAAGGGGGCGATGGGGATGCCATACTTCTCAATGGCTTTTTCCATCGGAGTTACATCTTGTCTTTCTGTTATGCGCTCATCTGATGGTTTGAGCGCACTCGGGAAAGTCACTGGTTTTGCCACTTTACCGTGGAGCGCCGAGGGTATAATGTCCGTCTTCGCAACAAAACGTTCAGCAAACTTTGGGGAAGTCTGCCCTACTACTACCAAGTTGCCACTAGGTATAACGTTTATGTTGTCAGTTGGAACATCAAATCCTTG